AATTGATAATAAAAAAATAATTTTTACCACCTTTACTCCTTTCTGATGTAAGAAAAATATTTCTCATAGAAGCCAGGGAAACGGCTCTACCAAATTTAATACTTTTAATACTATTAGGAATTTTATTATCTGTATTGGAAATAACTACAATATTTTCTTTTAAAGAATTGGGAATTGCTTCTAGACATTTATTGAGAGTTTCTTGGGAATATATGTCAATAATTCCAATTGAAATTTTTTCGTTCATGCTGTTAATTTGGTGTAAAGATCAGAAAGATAACTAATAGTGTCTTCTTTATTTGAGATTTCTAAAGTGTTTACAAAATCTTGTAAACTTTTCGGAATATCTATACTATTATAATTTTGTTCACCTTCTGTGGAAGATAAATTATTGTCCACAGTTTGATAATCAATTCTAAAAAATTTAGGTTTGAGACTTTGTAATTTAGATGCTAATAAAGAAATTTTCTCAGAAGCATGTTTGGTATCAATTACCAAACTAATCATATTATTAGGAATAATATTTTTTAAATGTTGACTGGTTAAAGTTTTGTCCAAGATTTTTTGTAAAGAAACTTTCCAATGTTGTGGTGAGATATTATTAACTATAAATTCAAATTCATTGGTTTTTAAATCGAAAATATAAATTCCTCTTTCAGACCCAGAGTCGGCAAAATTTTGTTGGTAAGGACTGCCAAGATACAATACATTACCTCTTTCATATTTTCGATGATCTTTGTGATGAAAATGGCCAGATATAATATATGGAGATCTGTCTAAGAGATCTGAAGAATTTACCCCGTGATCACAAATTTTTTGAACATTCATTTTAAATGAATTAATTTCAAAGTGTCCAACACAAATATCTGTTTCTGGTATATCTTCTACATTTATTCCCCAAGGTATTAAGGATAAAGTTTTATTTACTGGAGTGTCAAATACTACAGGTTCCTCATCAACCAAAGTAATGTTGGTCCATCCCTTAAGAATTGAAATGGAATTTATATCCGATGAATTTTTAAAATGGCAATCATGATTTCCAGTGGAAATATATAAATTAAAATCTTTAAAAATTTGAAAAAAAGCTGCAGCAGTTGCTAATGTGTTAACTGAAATTTCACTTCTATTGTGAAAGATGTCACCTGGAATTATAATTTCTGTAATATCTCTTTTTTCATAGATACTTTTAGCCCATTCAGCAAATTTTAAAATATTTTCCTGCCAGATAACACTATCTCTCCCCAGACCCATATGGATATCAGAGAAGAAACCTATATTTCTTGATTTAATTTTTTTTCTAATAGACATCGCGATCTTTCTGAATACGTAATTGATTATTCTTTACAATAGTATTATAATTTTCCGAGAAAAGCAAAAGATTTTCTTGGTATTTTTCGTGTGTATCTCTTAAGTGTTTTTCTTTTTTAATTCGATTACGAAAAGCATTGAATGCAACTCTGGTAAAATATGAAAACGGATTAGATCCTTTCTCTCTATCATATTTTTGAGAAGTTAATGCCTTAAACATTCTAATGATACCATCACCTACCATTTCTTCTCTAAATGTATAATTGATAAAGTTAGGGGCATAACTTAATTTATTTGCAATTTTACTAACCATTAAAGCCAAATTATCTGACATGTTACCGGTTTTATAATAAACTGCTATTTCTTCATCAAATTCTTGAGGATTTACATAAAATTTTTCTTTATCTGCTTTTTTCTTGGTGTATGTAGGTTTGACTTCAATTTCCTCTTCTTCTTCATCTTCTTCATCTTTAATTTCAAACAAATCTTCATCTTCTTCATCATCATTTTCTGCTTTTGGATTTGTTGAAGAAAATCCTAACATTTCTGCTTCTTCTTCTGTATAGATGATATTTTCAAAATCATCTTCTTTTCTTTTACGCGGAGATTTCTTTTTCGGAGTATTCATATTTTTCTAAAGTGTACATTTTTTTTCTTGCTTCTAGGTGTTTTTTACCATATCTAGTATTATCTGCTATATCAAATATAGAAGCAAGAGTCTTGGTCGGATGTAATCGTAATACTCGACCAATAGATTGCATAATTTTAATTTTAGCTTTTCCTATGGAAGCAAAAATTATATTATGAAGATTGGGAATGTTGATTCCAGTGCTGAAAATTTTAGAGATGGCTACTACAATCACATCACGCCTGTCTTCCATCAAAGAGCGAATCTTTTCTCTCTCTTCCATTTCAGTAGAACCTTGAATAAAATATACAGGTCTCCTAGGTATTTCTCTCAAAATGTACATTTGGTCTAGAAGTCTGTATAGAGTTTCTCCATGTTCAATACGATCCACCATTATTAAGGTATTTTCTTGCAACCTCATTGCTAAATTTACAATAATTTCATTGCGTCTAAAATTAGAAAATAAAAATTCCATTTCTTGACGATAGGCCTCGGCTGGTTCTTGTATATCTATATCAAAAATTGGAGGGTTGGTATGTTTAATATTTAAAATAATAATTTTAAAATTAGATACATATGACTGTTCTTTTAAAGAATGTGTCTTCTCTTCGTATACGATGGGTCCAAATTCACCTATAATATTCCATTCATCAATTTTAGTAGAAGGAAGAGTTCCTGTAAATCCAAAACGATGATTAGTGTTTACAAATTTTAATATATCATTGATACAATTACCCCTTTTGGTTTGATGTACCTCATCCATCAACAATAATTCCACATCTGCTAATACAGAAAGATCTGACTTCTCTGACATTAATATCTGAGACCCAGCCACTGTAATAAGAGCTTCAGGGTTATATGGAGATCCACCACACCACTTATGTACTCCAGTCAGTCCGTAAGAAATAAAATCTTCTGCAGTTTGCTCTACTAATTGGATAGAGGGTACTATTACTAGGATTTTATTAATATTTTTTTCTTTTTGAATAAAACTTTTAATCAAACCAGCCATGATTAGTGTTTTTCCACCAGCGGTTGGAATAACAACAACACCTCTGCCGTGTTGTAAAGCCCTAAAGATAGACTTCTCTTGATAATCCCTATATGTCTTGTTGAGACAAACTACTTCCGGTGAATCTATAAGAGGATTATATTTGATTAATAATTCCTTTTGAACTTCACACTTAATATGATTGGAATAACAATACTTCAATATTAAACCCACCAAACCAATTTTAAATTTACCCTGAGGAGTTATACTATATATTCTTGAAGAAGCATATGGAGCTCTTTTATAAGATGGATTGGGTACTGAAAAATATTCTCTGATTAAATTAATATAGGAAATATCTCCTTTAATTTGAGCTCCCTTGCCATTGACAGATAAAATTAACTCCACTGTGTTCATTAGGTAGTTTCTAGTTTAGTTATTTCTGTAATATTGCGCATATCATAGGTCATAGATCTAAGGATGGTTTCTACCTTTTCTAGATATTCTATAATCAACTCTGTGTCTTCAATATCTTGAATAATATTTTGAACTGAATCTGAAGATTCTATTTTTTTCTCTAAAGTAGTTTTAGAAAGTCCTGGAGGAATTGCATTTTGACTTTCAAGAGAAGCTAAAACTGCTACATAAGTTAATTTTTTCTTTTTATTCAAAGAATTTAGATGTCTCTTGGCAAATATTAAACGAGCTACCCATTTGTGTTTAATACCAGGAAGCATTAATTGTTTTTGAAGAAGATTGATTTCATCAATACGGGTATCTTCTTTTAATTCGGTATTGTATTTGTCTAGATCCCACATAAATAAATAAGTATTATCTATTATGAATTTAAATTTTCAACCATTGGTTACAAAAATATTAGAAGATATGAATGTTGCTGGTACTCCTGGAGCTTTTGGTAATACTGGAAATTTAATGACAGATCCAGATGTTAAAACGGCTATGGCTATAACTGGAGGGGGTGTAAAACGTTCTAAGAAGAAAAAATTACCTAAGGTTTTTAAAAGAAATTTTCCCAAAACTGGAGGTTTATAATGGATACTGGTCATTGGAGTGTAGTACCCGGAGTTATTTTAACAGAAGAAACTTTTGGGTTTATATATGAAATAACCAACAAAATAGAAAATAAAATATATGTTGGTAAAAAACAATGTATGTCTAAACGAAGACTTAAACCTCTTAAAGGCAAACTTCGCAAAAGATTAACTATTAAAGAATCTGACTGGAAAACCTATACAAGTTCTTCTGAAAAATTAAATGCAGATATAGAACGTTTGGGTAAAGAAAATTTTAATTTTCTTATTTTAAAAACCTGTACCTGTAAGTGGGAAATGGCCTATTATGAGATAGAAACTCAGATATTAAGAGGGGCTATGTTTAGAGAAGATTATTATAATGGGATAATCAATGTACGTATAGGAAAAGCTCCTAAAAATTTAATAAAAGAAGAAGTTAATTATAATTATGTATAAATCTCATTGCATTTACTGTGAATCAGAATATTTTGGTTTGGGTTGCTTGTATTCACCTACACATACTCACGTACATATGACCCCTACTGGATGTATGTACTGCGGAAATACATCTTTAGGAGGTGGATGTATTTATAATCCATACGGATCAATACATGTAAGAGGTCCGGAATTTTTAAATAAAACCAGCACCCAGGCAGAAAGTACTGTGTTGTTAAATTATTTAATAAGCAAAATTAAAGAACCGACTACAAAAGAAGGTTATAAATCTCCGTTAGATAGATTTTACAAAAGATTAGTGGGAATCATATCACATAGCTGCGAACCCTTGTTAGAAACTTTAATTTTACAAGAATCTTCTAATATAAAAGAAAAAACAAAAGAAAATTTCTTAGAATCTTATAATTTTAAGAAAAATTTACAAGTTAAACTAGAACAGGTAGAAGACCTTATAAAAGAAGCTTCTTTAATTTTACCCCCAGAAATGGTTGAGGAAGCTATAATTGACGCTATAATAGAGTAATGACGGTAAAGGAATCATTAATAGTCTTTCTTCCACAAAGAGTTATAATTTTTCCTTTTTACAAATTTGGTAATGAATTTTTATTTAAAATATTTAAAAATTTA